GGAGCAGGTGATTTGAGATATCCGGGACAAAGGAAAATTTGGCGGGATTTTCCGAAACATCACGGGGTTACGTCGCGCGGGGCCCACGGCCACAGGTTTGATCAGCCGGCACCGGGCCGGCGGTACGCGCAACAGGTTTGATGATACAGGTCGGCCCGCAATGGGCCATCGAAGGGGCTTTAACCGGTCATCGAGCCGGCGGGGAATCGGGACTGTCGTGCCCGCCCTGAATGCACGCCTCCAGCTGCTGCATCCGGGCCAGTAGCTGCCCCAGGGCATCGTCACCCAACCCGGCCAGCGAAGCCGCGCCCTGCGCCCGCAGCGCGCGCTCGACCTCAGTCCGCCATCCGTACCACGACGCTATCCGCTCGATTTCCAGCCGGACGGATGCCCGGGATGGGCCGCCAGCGTGAATTCTGGCCAGTTCGCGGGCCCCGAGGCCCGCAGAAGTCGCCGTTTCAATCGGCCGCGCCGCGGCCAACACCTGACGGACCCGGTCCGTCCATTCCCTGCTCACTGCCATCACCCGCCCCCTCGCCTGCGCGTTGTCGTGCGGCTGGCCGGGCGATCTCCAAGATCTCGGCGTAGGGCAATCCTTGCGTGAGCGCCGCGTAGACCAGGGCTACCAGCTCGGCATATCCGCGCCGGGGCAACCACAGGCCGCGCAACGCTTCGTCGGCCAGCTCCAGGGCGATCGTCAGATGGTCCGCGCTCAAATCCTGCGACCGCACGGCGTAGTCGGCATGCCCTTCGGAGACCCGCCAGGGCACATCAAGCCGCTGCGGCCCCTCCCCCGTCAGCAGCCAATTGGCGTTCCAGCCAAGGCCTACCAGCCGGGCCAGCGCCGTCACGCCCATCTCCCGCTCGCCCCGCTCGTAGGTGCCCAGCGTGTTCTTGTGCAGGCCCACCACCGTGGCGAACTGCGCCTGTGGTTTCTGATCACGAACGAGGGTCAGCCGCTCGCCGATTTCGCGCAATACATCGGTTCCCACCTCGGCGGGGTCCAGCTGGGAACGGGGGCGGGAACTGGTCATCTGCGTTCCCACCTAGCGCAAGCCATTGAACAAATTGGGGAAACGACGGCCGCCCGCGCTACGGCACGCATTTGCGAGGTGTGAACTGCATTTGTGGTTGACAAACCACAAATGCGGGCCTAATTTTCCTCCACCGTAATTCCTCATTAACAACTCCTCTCATGCCATCAACGGCGGCCGCAAAAAAACCAGTCACCCCGGACTGGCACTGGTCTGACCTGAAGGCCGCGCTGGAAAAGCGCGGGTGGAGCCTGCAGCAGATCGCCCTCGAGGAGGGCTATTCCCACGGCAGCGTCCTGGGCGAAGCGGCCCGCCGGCCGTACCCCGCCGTCGAGCGGGTGCTGGCCAGCTACGCGGGCGTCGATCACCCGAAGGTGATCTGGCCCTCCCGCTACAACGCGGACGGAACGCCGAACCGCCGCCGGGGCCCGAAGCCCCGGATCGGCCAGCGACCCGAGAAGGCTACCACCCGCGGCCGCCAGGCGCGCAAGGCGGCCCAGGCATGAACGCCATCTCGATCGATCACATCGTGACCGCCGCTGGCGCCATGCGCGTGATCTGCGCTGGCGCGGACCTCCCCACGATCATCCGGGCCGAGCGCCTGCAGCTGCGCGCGCTCGACCGCGGCTGGGCAGACGAGACCCTCGCGGCGCTGTTGCGCCGCATGCATGACGACCTGGCCCGGGGTAACGGGTGTGGATCAGCCGGAAAGTGCCACGCGAGCCCGTCCGCGAAAACCCCGGCAGTTGGTGAGCGGTGCAGCCGCGTTGCGGCAGGCATGTCGGGCCCCCTCGGCATGTCTGGATTCCACACTGCGCGAGCCAACCACGGCCCGGCGGGGGCGTCGCCAGAGCTACAGCTCGGGCGCCCCCGCGCGGGTGCTTTGCGCCGGGGGGGCCTGTGATGGCCGACGGAGCCCGGCAGAGCGACGCCATGCGCGTCGACAAGATCGCGATCGCAAGCGCGATGGGGATCACCCCGCGCGGCGTCATGAAGCGGGCCGAGCGCGAGCGCTGGCCCTACACCGAGCAACGCGTATCCGGGGGCATGCGCCGGCTGTACGCCGTCGACGCCCTGCCGGCCGAAGTCCAGGCCTCCGTGCTGCTGGCGCAGCGGCCAGCTGTGGCGATCGCGCCGCCGCGCCTTTCGCGCAGCGCACGCGATGAAGCCCAGGTCCGCGCCCTGTGGGCCCGCTACGAGCAGGTGCCCGAGGACATGAAGGCCACCGCGAAGCGGCGCCTCGGCGCGCTGCAGGCCGTCAACAAGCTGGTCGAGCAAGGGCACCGCCTGCAGGACGCGCGCGGCGCCGTCGCGGCGCAGCTGCAGCGCGACGGCGTGCGCGGTGCGAGCGTGCCCTCACTGTCGCGCTGGGCGGCCGCGGTCGCCGGCCTCGAACCGCAGCACTGGGTCGCTGCGCTGGTCCCCAACTACACCGGCGGCACCGCGACGGCCGAGATCCCGGAGGAAGCGTGGGACACGTTCAAGGCGGACTACCTGCGCCTGGAAGCGCCGACCGCGACAAGCTGCTACGAGCGGCTGCAGCGCATCGCCAAGGTCCGCGGCTGGGAGCTGCCGAGCCTCGACACCTTCGAGCGCCGGATCGCGAAGCTGCCGCGGGGCGTCCGCATCCTCGCCCGTGAAGGCGAGAAGGCGCTGATGCGCGCCTTCCCGGCGCAGGAGCGCGATCGCACCGTCTTCCATGCGCTCGAAGCCGTGAACGCCGACGGCCACAAGTTCGACGTCTTCGTGCGCACCCCGATGGGCGACATCGTGCGCCCGATCATGGTCGGCGTGCAGGATCTGTATTCCGGGATGATCCTCGGCTGGCGCACGGGCGAGACGGAATCCTCCGACCTGGTGCGCATGGCGTTCCGCGATGCGCTAGGCAAGTACGGCATTCCGCATCACGCCTACCTCGACAACGGCCGCGGCTTCGCCTCCAAGTTCCTGACCGGCGGCGTGGCCAACCGCTTCCGCTTCAAGGTGAAGCCGGACGATCCGGTCGGCGTCCTGGTCGGCATGGGCATCGACATCCACTGGACGACGCCATACCACGGCCAGGCGAAGCCGATCGAGCGCGCATGGCGCGACTTCGCCGACCGCATCGCGAAACATCCGGAGTTTGCCGGCGCCTACACCGGCAACACCGTCGACGCCAAGCCGGAGAACTACGGCAGCAAAGCGATCGCGTGGGACGTCTTCGTTCGGGTCGTCGAGCAGGAGATCGCCGCCCACAACGCCCGCATCAAGCGCCGAACCCGCGTCTGCGGCGGCATCCATAGCTTCGAGGCGGTATTCAGCGCCAGCTACGCGCAGTCGATGATCCGCAAGGCGACCGAGGAGCAGCTGCGCGAGCTGCTGATGTCCACCGACGTGGTCGGCGCGGATCGCTTCGATGGCAGCGTGCGCCTGTCGGGCAACCGCTACTGGACCGAGGCCCTGAGCGAACACGCCGGCCGCAAGGTCATGGTGCGCTTCGACCCCGATGCGCTCCATACCGCCGTCGAGGTCTACACGCTCGCGAATGTCTACATCGGCCGGGCCGAGTGCATCGCCGCCGTGGGCTTCGCCGACACCGCCGCAGCGCGCGAACACAACCGCGCCCGCCGCCAGTACATCCGTGCGACCAAAGACCAGGCCAAGGCCGAGGTCCGCATGGACGTCGCGAAGGTCGCCGCGCAGCTGCCCGCGGGCGAAGCCGCCGCAACCATGCCCGCCGCCGGCGTCATCGCGCCGGTCTTCGGCAATGGCAAACGCCCGGCCGCACAACAGCCGCTGCAGCGCACCGGAACCGACGACGCCCGCGAATCGAACCTCGCGAACCTGCTGGAACACATGCAGGCGCAGCAGATGAAAGACCGCATCTAACACCACCACCACAGGGAGCCGACCGTGCAAGACACCACCACCACCGAAACCATCGCCGACGAGGCCGCCGTCGACCTGCGCGACCAGATCCGCCTGTTGATGGGCGACGACAAGCGGTTGTCGCAGAATCGCGTCGCCCGCGAGGCGGGCATCTCGCCGACCACGCTCAGCCAGTGGCTGGGCGGCGACTATCCGGGCAACAACGCCGGGGTCGAAGCGAAGCTGCAGCGCTGGGTCGAAACCACGCAGGCCGCGCGCGCGCAGGCCGATCAGATGCCGGCCGCGCCGCGATACGTGAAGACGCCCACCGGCGAGCGCGTGATCGCGACGCTGCGCTATGCGCAGATCGCCGAGGACATCGCCGTGGTCTACGGCGGCGCCGGCCTCGGCAAGACCACGGCCGCGGAGCAGTACTCGCTGCAGGCGCCGAACGTCTGGCTGGCCACCATGACGCCCGCGAGCGCGAGCGTGGTGCCGGCGCTGCAGGTGATCGCCGAAGCGCTGGGCCTGATGAACGTGCCCAGTGGCGCCAACAACCTGCACGCGGCGATCTGCCGCCGGGTCGCTGGCACCGGCGGCCTGATCGTGATCGACGAGGCCCAGCACCTCAGCGAGACCGCGCTCGACCAGGTGCGCGCGATCAACGACAGGACGCACGTCGGCATCGTCTTCCTGGGCAATGAGCGCGTGTATGCGCGCATGACCGGCGGCAACCGCGCCGCCTATCTCGACCGGCTGTTCAGCCGTATCGGCAAGAAGACGCCGCTCCGCAAGTCGGTCGCTGGCGACATCACCGCGTTGCTCGACGCCTGGGCAGTCGAGGACCCGAAGTGCCGCGCGCAACTGACGGAGATCGCCGGCAAGGGCGGCGGCCTGCGCACCATGACCAAGGTGCTGCGGCTGGCCAGCCTGTACGCCGCCGCCGAGAAGCGCGACCTCAACACCGAAGACGTGCGCGCCGCATGGGGCGAGCTGGGCGGTGCGGAATGAGCCAGCACAGCCACAACACCAGGCCGCTGTCCAACATGCTGCTCGATGTCCTCGCCAAAGTGATGGGGCAGCGCTACTGCCCCGCATGTGCGGCCGGCGCGCTGATCAATGCGCTGTCCTTCGTGATGAGTCAAACCATCCGACACACGTCGCCGAAGGCGGATGCAAAAACCATGTGTGACCAGGTCGCGGGCCACCTGGAAACGATGGCGGCGAGCTATCGCAAGTTCGAGCCGACCGAACCAGAGCAGCCTGCACCCGTAGCGAGGAAGCACTGATGCACCGCGCCGTCCCCACCAAGGCGCGCTGCGACGGCCTGGCACGGGCACGGCGCAGCCAGAGCGTCGCAACCCGGCCGATGGTCGCCGCGGCGCGTGACGGCCGCGCTGCGGCCCTCCGCGGCGAAGAACGCGCCGCGCCTTACGTCGGCCGCGGCCGGCGCCTGATGTTCCTCCGGCTGGCGTGGCTGGCCGGCTTCGACACCGTCACCGCCTCCGAGATCCATCCATGACCCTGCCGCTGCCCCAGCCGGGCATCACGCCCGAGAACGTCATCGCCGCGCTTCGCCCGCGCATCGGGGCAGCGAACGGCATCACCGCGGCCGCGCTGGTCTTCCAGCTGACGGCACGCCACACGCAAGCCGACGAGCGCCGCCTGCGCCAGGTGGTGGAACACCTGCGCCGCCAAGGGCACGAGATCTGCGCGCATCCGGCGGCCGGCTACTTCATGGCCGCCACCGCGGCCGACGTCGAGCGCACCTGCCTGTTCCTGGTCGGGCGCGCCATGACCAGCCTCACCCAAGCCGCCGCGCTGCGCCGCCGCGCGGTGCCTGACCTGTACGGGCAGCTCGATCTGCCGATTCCCGCAACCACCACCAGCAAGGAATGAGCGCCATGTCCACCGCCGCCACCCGCGACAACGTCCAAGCCATCCACGTCAACCGCAACCGCATCTCGCCCGTCGGCCTGACGGCCGAGGATCTGCGCTGGGCAACAGAGGTTGCCGAGCAGCTGCAGCATCGCGGCATCGGAATCTACGGCTGCTACTTCAACGGCCAGCGTGTCGTGCTGCTGGTCGAGCGCGCACCCGACAAGCTGGTCACCGACATCGCCATGCGCCGCCGTGTGCCGCGCGACGGCGGCTGGGACCGCACCCTCGTGGCGCACCACCTCGGCGTGCAGCTGGAATGGACCGTCTTCACGCCTGCGGGCGAGGTGCGTCATGCCTGAGCGCTGGGCGCACATCAAGGCCGAGCTGATGGCCGGCGCACCGACGTGCGACGATGAAGCCCAGGCATTCCAGGACGCGCAGGCGCAGACGATCGCCACAGGTGAGCCGCGCGTGGTCGTGCGGCTGGTCGCGGAGGTCAAGCCCGACCCGAAGCCGCCCGTGGTCATCACCCGCTACGAGTAGGAGCCGCCATGAAGAACACCGGGATGACCAGTCGCCTGATGAAACGCATGACCAGCGAGCCGCAGTCCTTCGAGAAGCTGGTCTATGGGTTCAATGTTCGCGAGAGGGACACCGCATTCAAGGTCCTCTACAAGAAGACACAGGCCGGCCATCTGATCCGAACGGGAAGCAGGTTCAACTACAGCTACGCGCTGCCGAGCCAGGTCAAAGCGGAAAGCAATGCACCAGCGGCCGCTGCTGGTCCGGTTCGCGATCGCATGACCCCAGAGCAGGTGTGCGCGGCCGTGCTTGATCTTGTCCGCAACACCGATGGCTTGACCATGCAGGAGATCTCCGACCGATGCGATGGATGCACGGCAAAGGATGTCAAGGCCGCGATCGCGGAACTGCTATTCGGCGAGGTGCTGCGGACGGAGACCTTGCACGGCGCGACCTACTACATCCACAGCGGCGCGGAATTGCCCGGGCCTGATCCGCTCGCCGCGGCTTTCGTCCCGAAGTCAACGCGCCAGCGCGTCGACGAGCTGCAGGCCGAACTGAGTGCCCTGCTGTTGCAGCAGGCCGGCGAGCACGCGAGCCCGACCGTGCTGCACCACATTGCTGCGGCAAACCATCACCTGCACCAGCTGCACGCATTCATCGACTGAACCCCGCGACAACCCGCCGGCGGCAACCGGCCTGCACCACGAGAACGACCATGACCAAGAAGAAGACCCGCATCAAAACCGACGCCGCCGCCACCACGTTCCAGACGCGGGAGGACGTCAACGCCGCGATCGCTGCGATGGGCGACGCCCAGCGCCGCCGCGACGAGATCGCAACCGCCATGAACGACGAGCTGGCCGCCGTGCGTATGCGCTACGAGGCGCAGGCGGCGGAACAGGCCGCCGTGATCCGCGAGCTGGGACAGGGCGTGCAGATCTGGGCCGAGGCCAACCGCAACGACCTGACGCGCGACGGCCGTACCAAGACCGCGAAGTTCGCCGCCGGCGAGATCAGCTGGCGCACGCGGCCGCCGCGTGTCGTCGTCCGCGGCGAGCCGCTCGTCCTGGAAGCGCTCAAGCGGCTGGGGCTGGAGCGCTTCGTGCGCACGAAGGAGGAGATCGACAAGACCGCGATCCTCGCCGAGCCCGCCGCCGTCGACGGCATCAAGGGGCTGTCCATCGCCCAGGGCGAGGACTTCGTCATCAAGCCCTTCCAGACAGACCTCGAGGAGGTGCAGGGGTGAAGCGCACGGCCGACCCCCGCCGCCAGCAGCTGGCGCGCATCCATGCGGGCAAGAAGGCGCTGGGCCTCGACGACGAGACCTATCGCGCCCTCTTGATGCGCGTCACGGAGAGCGCACCAGGCGCAGGCGACGGGAAGTCCTCGTCGGCCGACATGACCACCGAGCAGCGCAACGACGTGCTGCGGGAATTCGCGCGCCTGGGCTTGCGCAACGACGCCCAGGCCGAGAAGAAGCGCCGCTGGCCCGGCCAGCCCGATGCGGCGCTGATGAAGTCGCGGCCGATGTTGCGGAAGGTCGGCGCGCTGCTGGCCGACAGCAAGCGGCCGTGGAGCTATGCCCACGGGCTGGCCAAGCGGATGCACGAAGTCGACAAGGTCGAATGGCTGAACGACCACCAGCTGCGAACGCTGGTGTCCGCGATGCAGATCGACGCCAACCGCCGGCGGAAGCCGGCAACCACCACCACAAGGAAATAACACCATGTCCATGCTCATCTTCACCCGTCGCGTCGGCGAAACCATCGTGATCGCCATGCCCAGCGGCGAGACGGTTTCGGTCACCGTGCTCGGCGTGAAGGGCAATCAGGTCCGCATCGGAACCGAAGCGCCCAAGCACGTCGGCATCAACCGACTGGAGATCCACGAACGCATCCAGCAGGGCCTGCCGGCGCCGAAGGCGGTGGCCAATGGCTGAGACCACCACCCAGCTCGAATGGAGCCCCACGCTCGGCAACGGCGAGCGCATGACCTACGCCAAGGCCGAGAAAGCCATCAAGGCGCTTGGCCCGGAATGGCGATTCCCGACCGTGCAGGAGCTGCTGTCGCTGGTCGACTACAGCCGCTGTGATCCGGCGATCGACATCGAGCGCTTCCCCGACACGAAGTCCGGCGCGTACTGGACCAGTACGCCGTGCGCCTGGGCGCCCCGCGCCGCGTGGTTCGTCTACTTCGGCCACGGCGGCTCCGACAGCTACCACCGCGACTTCAACAGCGCCTTCGTGCGGGCGTGTCGCGCGTTGCCGGCCGGTCAGTAACTCTGCCTCTTTGCCTCTTCAAGGACCCAATCCAATGAATGCTGCCACCCAAGCCATTGCCCCTGCCGCGTCCCGTTTCATCGATAACGGTGACGGCACGATCACCGATCTTCTGCTTCGCAAGATGTGGACGAAGTCCACCATTTCCTCGAAGTGCGTGACGCACTTCGAGGCCGAAAAAATCGCCGCCGAATGCCGCGTCGGCGGCTATAGCGACTGGCAACTGGCCGAGGTCGAGGATCTGTTCTCGCTGGCGGACCGCACACGCCACTCGCCGGCGATCGACATCGCGTTCTTCCCGGACACGCACAGCGACTGGTACTGGGCGCGCACGCTGTGTTCCTGGGCGCCCCGCGCCGCGTGGGTCGTCGACTTCTACGACGGCGGCTCCGACTACTACGGCCGCGACCTCAACGGCGCCTTCGTGCGGGCGTGTCGCGCGTTGCCGGCCGGTCAGTAACTTTGCCTTTTTGATCCCATGACCAAACACCACCACCTCCCGCCGATCGCGCAGCTCGCCAGGCGTTTCCTGGTCGAGGTCGAGCAGGCCGTTCGCGGCTTCTCGCGGTATCACAGGTACGCCCTCGGCGCTGACCTGCGCAAGCAGGCCATGCAGTTGGTCGTGCTCTGCCATCGCGCATGGCGCGATCGCGGCGGGCTGGCGCACTGGGTCAATCGCCTGGTGTGGGCGGTCGACGAGATCAAGATCGCACTGCAACTCGGATCGGAGATCCGGGCCTTCCGCAGCTTCGGCGCTTTCGAGCAGCTCATCCTGATGGCCGAGGATATCGGCCGGCAGGCGGGCGGCTGGAAGCGCCAGCTGATGCAGCATCCCAATGGCCAGAATCCAGCCGCCAGCAACCGGCCGGAGCGCGCCAAGACACTGAGTGCCCGAACCGCCTCCGCAACTGCAGGGGCCAAACCATGACGAAGCCCTCCTACCCGTTTGGCTGGGGTGCCGGGTCGCAAGCGTTCGGGAAGGCGGCGCCCCGCGCCGCGTGGATCGTCAACTTCAACAACGGCAACTCCAACAACTACAACCGCGACAACAACAACGCCTTCGTGCGGGCGTGTCGCGCGTTGCCGGCCGGTGAGTGTCAGGATGCCGGCGCGCAGCAGGTGACGCTGCGCGCGCTCCACCGCGCCTGGAAGGCGGCGCGGCGGGGCAAGGTCCCCAGCGCCAACATGCTGGACTTCGAGACCCGTTGGGCCGACTGGCTGCTGCACCTCCAGCGCCAGATCAATCGCGGGACGTGGAAGCCAAGGCCGTCGACCTGTTTCGTCGCGACGCGGCCGAAGGCGCGCGAGATCCACGCGCCGCAGTTCGCGGACCGCGTCGTCCACCACTGGCTGGTGCCCCAGCTT